TTAAGTGGTTAGAATCTTTGATCATCTTATGTACTTCATTCACTATCATACGTCCGCCACCCTTTTTAAGACTCCATACCGTGTAGGCTATTGCTATCTTGCCTTGTTGTCCAACTCTATGGATACTTTCCAAATGTGCAACTTCACTTAACTTGTCCAATTCATATAAAGTTTTTGGAACTTCATTTGTGTATGCGAAGCACATCACAGCCATTAAATCTTTTCCGTAGTATAGACCAAACATCTTCCTACCATGATCAGTTCTCCATGATATAGGCAGATCTGGTCTCACAGGATCAGAACTTATGTCTATGTCTTTCAGTTCTACCAACTTGGCTTTCTTAAGCCAATCAAAATTAAAGTATGAACCGATTGATATCGTTGGAATCTTCATCATCTTTTTTGCTTTCTGTTGCTCCTATAAAATTAATTATTCCCCATAGTACAAATACTGAAAAAGGGATACCAATTAAAAATAAAAGTAATCCGTGTTCTAAGTCCATTTTTTATCTCCTCTATGCCATCCTCTATCTTCTATGCTAGTGCTGTCACACTTGGGACACACCCAGCCTTCTTCTGTGTCATGGTCTTGTTTAAGTTCTTGTGCAACTCCACGCCATCTACAATCATAGCAATACCAGTTCCACACTTCTTCCTCTATATCTCTGTTCCCTGATTCTCCGGAACTATTCCCTGTTGCTCTAACCATAGTATCATTATCTCCATTAAGTCAGTCATATCACCAAACAACTCATTTATCATTACTTGTTGTTGATAAACGATATAACTTAATAATATTATTGTAAATGCTATCACAAGTATTGCAAGTCTAAGCAGATTCATTTATTACCTTTCATCATTGTAATTTCAGTTGCCGCCTTACGTCCTTTTTCATCATCGTCATCTGCGAACACAGGCACCTGATTGCTTTTGTGCATTGTTGCAATACCTATCAATTTTCTTTTGCCCGAATAAAATAACTGCTCTCTTTTCTTACCACCACTAACAGGAATCTTGTTGCCCAAAGGCACACCTGTTCTTTCTACACCCGGATCAAACTTGAAGTCGCCAGTTGTCTTACGAGGCTTCAACTTGTCCAAACCTCTCTCTTTCAACCACTGTCTATACTCATCTCTAGCCTTACGCAAAGAAGATGTGTTAGGTAGTTTTAATCTTAATCTCTTAGGTAACTTCAATTGTATAAATCCCATAGTTTGATATTACTTTATATTTAATTATTTGTCAACTGCGTTGAGTGATTTTATTTTCGCCAATATAATTTTACTGTACATTTCATTGGTTGACCAAGCCTTCAATCCATCAACTAATTTGGCATAGTTTATTGTACCCGCTTTTAACTGCTTGGTTCTTTCTACTCTAAATTCTTCATATGCTGGATGTCTATTCAATATGTCTATTACATCTGCTACACTTTGGCATTTTGTCTTGTATTTCTTTACACCAAATTTTGCATTTGGTATCGCTAAAGGTTTAATCTGCGGAACATCTTTACTCCAAGTCCTCACACCAAATAGTGCATTACCTTCTGTTGCAAATCTACTTGTACCATAAGCGGATTCAACTATTCCCATCGCAACTAGTATATCTCTTGGTATTCTTTGATCTGATGCTGTCGTCCAGTTAAGATAGTCTATACATTTGTTCATAGACAATACAAATTCTTTGTTGTTTTTAAATGAGAACTCAGGTTCGTGTAGTCCGAACTCTTTTGCAAGGGCAACCATCTTCCTATCTTCGTCTTGTTGGATTTGTTTTACTATAATAAAATTAGGTTTAAATGTTCCTGCTCCAAAAGCCACACCAAGTACCAATGCAACAAAAAATGTTTTAATTAAGAATGTCTTTATCTTAGAACCAATTGATGGCATAGACTCAAACTCCTTAGACTTTTGTACCCTTTTCATACCTATATTATATATGATTTTGGCACTAGGGTCAAGTGTTAATAAGCCGCTATTTTATTGGATTTTATAAAGAATTGTGGTCCTGTTCACAGTCTAATCTAGTATCTGTCACTGCGTATCCATATTCACCGAAGGTTTGTACTAGTGCGTCATGTTTTTCCTGTGCTACATTAAGGCACTCATTTTTATCTTTGTAGTATTTGACAGGATCCTCATCAAACATAACACAAGGATTGCCTAAAGTACACACTATTATAATCACTTTCCACATATTAAAATTACTTATCCTTCAAATCTTTGTAACGATCTTTACAGATATTGTACCAGTAAATTCCGCTTTCTCTTAATAATTCGTTGTCAGTTCGGAGTTGTTCCATGCGTCTTTGTATAATGTCCCATTGGTACTGCGACATTACTTTGTCTTTTTGTTGATGCTTTTCAATACGTTGTAAAACATCGTCAATAATAGGGCAAGTAATATCAGGCACCTTGGGCGCCTTCTTCTTCCATTTTTTCCATAAAGTTTTAGAAGACTGTGTCCTAGTACGAGTACGCATAATCTCCTCCAATCACAGTAATATTTAAATTGTATATGTGTGAAGTTTAGTGCAAAGATAAGTTATAAGGTGTGTTTATAGTGTGGGAGCCTAAACTCCCACACCTGACTACTTCTGTTGCCCGGCTAGTCTATTCCGCCAAGTGGCCGGTATTAAGCGGCAACCAATTCCGCGTCAGCGAATATGCTGACTGGAACTGTCACTTCTGGTTTAAATGCGTTTGCATCTAAGAATGACCTTTTACAGAGATCGTACTGGTAAACTCCATGCGCCTTTTGACACTAGTCGAACCTATATCACCCCCGTAAAACACAAAGTGACAATGTGTTTTGCGTGAACGATTTGGTGGAGGTGGTCGGTACTGCCCCGACGTCCTGAATGTTTATTCCTCACACTTCAACGTCTACAGTGTATTTAAACAGATTATTTGTGATTTGTCAAGACTTGACTGGAGACCATCTACCATCTTTGCTTCTAACTTTGTGGTTATGCTCCACTTTGACTGTAAATGTCTTAACGTCTTGGAAGTCCTTGCCATGTGCGAAAGTAAACTCATGACCCTTGTCCGTTTTGCTTTTCCAGTAGTGCTGGAAATCCGTGATAATCATTTCGCTTTTATTAATTTTAACTGCCATGTATTAAACATAGCATATTAATATTATAATGTCAATGATTATTGATTAAAGTTTTTGATTAGTTTGACTTCGGACGCAACTTGTCTTCCTCTAAACTCTTGTAGAGTATATTCAATCACGTCACCGTCCATAACTTCGTTTATGTTCGCGGCTTTTAGTGCTGAAATGTGAAGAAATACGTCTTTGCCCTCAATGTCTGGTGTGATAAATCCAAAACCTTTTGCGGAGTTGAACCATTTTACCTTGCCTTTTTCCATATATTATATATTCCCGTAGTGATATTTTCTATCAATGGTATTTATCAAATTGGGATAAGATTGGTTGCTTGACGGGTGCCAAGCAACCAAATTGAATTACATAGAGTTTTTCTTATCTTGTATTTCTTTTCTTCTTGTCTTACTTAATTTGCCTAAGTTTCCTAAAGCCTTTCTGGCTCTAGCCGCCGCCGCTTTTACACCTTTTGTTTCAAAGGCTTCTTGCTCTGCAACATAACTTTCGTAGGCTTCTTTTATTTCATCATGAGTTGCCATAATGTTTCTCCTTTATGATATCATAAATGTGTTCCCAGTTGTTTGCTCTCTGGAAATTCATTTGTTTGTTTATAGTATAACTTGAATTGTGCGGAAGGTCAAGTAGTATTGATGCCAAACCTAGAACAGCACCATCAAAGGCATTTTTTGGTTTGTCTTCTATCCACCAAGTGCCTGGTACCAAAGTTTTTAGTGCATCTATCTTGCCACCACCTGTATCCAAAAATGTAAAATCTTCGAACACATCTCCAAAAACATCTTTCAAGTTGTCTTTTCGTGCTTGGTTGGCTATTTTGTCTGTGCTTTGAGACGTAATAACATGGAACCTCCAACCATCGTCAGCAAGTTTTTTAACATATTCAACTGCTCCGTCCATTGGTTCCAGGTATCTCATATAGGCACTTTCGTTGAATATCTTTACCAACACCGGCATTTCTGCTTCGGGTATTTGGTAATTCATATGCAACTCGTAATGGTCCTGCGTTTTCTTTTCAAAACCATTTAGCGCCATGTACTTGTCAAACATTTCTTCCCATTTGAAAAGCACACCATCACAATCGGTTGCTATAATTTTGTTGGTCATTAACTTAATTTAAGTCCTGTGGTACCTTCTGCGTATTTTTTTGCAAATTCAACTTCAGTTTTAGCCATAGTGACTATTAAACTTTTGTTGATAGGTAGTTCGGAATGCTTGGGTAGTGTAAACATGAATGGTCCTAGACCGATACCTGACGCAAGATTCACTAATGCCATAGGTCTTTGTATGTTTACGAATTTATCATCGTCTGAAACGAATCTAGCAATTATTTCTTCACCGCTGGTAAACTTGATACTGACTGTATCACCTTGATTAATTTGTGACATCTTTATCCTCTTGTTCTTTTTTAAAGTGTTCTCGTAATTGATCGTATCCACCAATTAATTTGCCCTTTAATATAATTTGAGGAACTGTTCTTGCATTTGGCACTGCTTCGAGTAATTGTTCTTTACTCCAACCATCGCCCAACATTCTTTCTTCGTAAGTAATTTCATTCAGTTTAAGTAACTGCTTCGCTGAGGTACACTGCGGACACATCATCTTACTCCAGACTATTGTTGATTCTTCCGTGATTTTTGACATCTATTCTTTTCTCCTATTTGCTTTATTATACTTAATTATTTTAGAAAAGTCAATCAAAGGTCTTGATTGAAGTGCTTAATATATTTTTGGAAGTTGTCGTCTGTGATTAATGATACTAATGCAAAGATTAAACCAAGTAGTATGATTCCCCAAAGTCCTTTGTCCCATTCAACAAATAGGATTGTGTATAAAACTTCCAATCCATTCATTCCTTCGTAGGTAATCATTATAGTTTGAATTTCGAAAACTGACCTTTTTTCACGTCTTGTTTTACACCGCCAATGATGTATGATTCTATTTCAGTTTCTTGTGGAGCAATCTGCATACCTTTAGATGACAACCAGTGCTGTGTCCATGGTAGAGGATTTTGAGTTGCAGGAACATCATATAAAGGATCAAAGCCTAATGCTCTTAATCTTTTGTTTGCAATCCATTCTACATAAGTGCCTAACAATCTTTCATTAAGTCCAATTATTGAACCATCTTTGAATAAATGTTTTGCCCATGCTTTTTCTTCTTCAACACAATTCTTAAACATCTGTATCACAGTTTTGTCCAAGCCTTTTATAACTTTGCTCATTCCTTTGTCGTCACCTCTTTGCCATGCTTTGATAACGTGTGTCGATAAGTTCAAGTGTGTTGCTTCATCTCTAGCAATCAATGAAAGTAGTTTTGCTGAACCTTCCATAAGTTTAAGTTCACCAAATGCAAATGTACAAGCAAATGATACATAGAATCTTAAACCTTCAAGCAGGTTAACATTTACCATTGCAAGATATAATTGTTTTTTCAATTCCTCTATTTCACCTTTGCCTTTGACTGTGAAGTCCAACGCCATTGAACTGAACTTGTCATAGTTTTCTGTAACTGATTCTGCTCTTTTTAATATTTCTTTATCATGTAATATTGTGTCAAACACTTCAGCAGGATCTGAATAAACATTCTTCATTATGTGCGTATATGCTCTTGAGTGAATAGTTTCGAAGAAGTCCCAAGTAACAATACAACCTTCTAGTTCTGGGTTTGAAACGTAAGGTAAGAAACTTAAACATGGACCTCTGCCTTGTACACTGTCTAATAGTGTTTGATATTTTAAGTTAGATGTGAATATGTGTTTTTGCTCTGGTCTGAAAGTTTGAAAATCTGCTCTATCTTTTTGTAAAGAAACTTCCTCAGGTCTCCAAAAGTATCCTAACATAGTTTGGTTAAGTTTATCAAACTGCGGATACTTGAATACATCGTATCTTTGCACGTTCTGATCCTCACCAAAGAACATAGGTTCCTTTGTAAAGTCTATATCTTTTCTATTAAAAACTGTTTTCGCCATACCTATTAATTATCTTTTTTGTTAAATTGTACAGGCTTCGCATTCGCCATCTTCCAAGTCCTGAAGTTGTTCTTGCACTTTTGCTTCGCCATTTAGGTGTTCACCGTTTACTGCGGTTTCACCATTTAAATGTTCTCCGTTTGCATATGTGATTGGTGTATCAATCCCTGATGGTTGTACATCTTCCTCTTCACCTTTGAAGTCATATGTGTTCTGATAATAACTTGTCTTCCAACCATATTTGTATGCCATCAACATATCTCCTGCCATCACTGATAGTGGAACTTCATTGTTTTCATACTGCAATGGATTATATGACCAGTTGCCTGATATTGCTTGGTCAAAATACTTCTGCATAACAGATACAATTTTAATGTATCCTTCGTTGGATCCCATGTCCCATAACAAAGTGTATGCATTTTTTAAATTAGGAAAACCTGGAACTATTTGTTTAAGTGGACCTTTTTTGGATTTTTTAATTGAAAGGAGTGCTCTTGGTGGTTCGATACCGTTAGTTTCATTACTAACAACGGAAGAACTTTCCGAGGGCATCTGTGCCGATAGTGTTGAATGTCTTAATCCATGTTTGCCTATGTCTTTTCTTAAAGTTTCCCAAGCCATTCTCTGTTTGTGTGGCACTATTTCATCTACTTCTTTTTTGTAATGGTCTATTGGTAATAAGCCATCTGCGTATTTTGTTCTTTCAAATGCTTCACACTTGCCTTTTTCCTGTGCAATATCACAACTTGCTCTTAACAAGTAATATTGAAATGCTTCTGAAAGTCTATCTACTAACTCCCACGCCTTTGGATCTGAATACTTAACACCATTCTTCGCTAGATAGTGTGCTAACCCAATGTATCCAATGCCTAAAGAACGTCTTGATTTAGTAGATACTTCTGCCGCTTTCACAGGATAATCTTGTAATTCTATAATTTCGTCTAGTGCTCTTACACTTA